TTCGAAAAGTTTACTCATTTTTTTTAATTATTATTTTTATTATCTATTGTGTGATTCAATAAACCATCGATTACCACCAATACCAGCTAAACCAACTATTGTAACACTATCTCCAAAAGCTGTTAAAGTAACGGAAGGACCTCCAGTATAAACACCATTAAATTTACCAAAAATTCCTCCACCAGCAAAAGCATTAATTATACAATTACCAACAGTATTATTAAAAATAGTAAATCTTTGTGCTGGTACACCACCTCCAGATATATTTGGTAAATTAACAACAGGAGTTCCAGACATAACTATAAATCCTTCTGATTGTAAAGCAGGAGAATAAGTATTTGAAGTCTGAATATAACCAGAATTTAACATAACTTTATATTCAACATCACCAGAACTAGCATCTTGACAAACTAATGCCATACCAGCTGTTACTGTACCTGTAATTATATCAGGAGTAGTAATTTCAACTGAAGTACTATTAGATATTGTTGTTCTTGTTGCATCACATATTATAGCAGCTCTTGGATCAGCAACTCCAACTTGAACTCTCCAAATACGGAAGTTGTTCATAAAATATTCGAATCCATCTGCATCAGTATAAGTATCTTGGATTAAAGTCCCACCTAATCTAGCATTACCTACAGGATTTTCAGTTAAACCATTATCAACACTTAGTATACCAGAACCAGGTGCACCAGCTATTGGATCTCCGTTCCAGTACAATATACCATTTACATTTTGAAGTACATATTCGCAACTTAAGTCATCAATTACTCCAAAGCAAGGATCAACATCTGGTATAATATAGATATACTTATCACCATTCTCATCACTATGTTTTCTAGATTTTGATAAAACCCAACACCAAAGTAATTCTTTTAAATTAGTTATACTAGCTGTTACAGGTTCACTTATAGAAGCATAAGGTATTACTATATTTTGAATAGTAGGATCGATATCCGATTGAATGACAATATTAGTGCCATTTACAGATATACATGTTATAAACTCCCAAGGAGTTTCATTGAACTTGCCTTTATTATTATCTTCTAATTGATATCTTAAGGCAGTGTCTGATTTTATGAGTTTAGCCATAAATTTTAATTATTATTATTTTTATAAACTTTTTAAATTTTAAATTGTTATTGGATCTGTTATTAATTTTTTAAGTTTCATATTTATAATTCAGTTATAGTTAATGTTAAATTTGTTACAGTTACTGCATTTGTTGCTGTTATATTAGTTACCCATACTTCAACATAATCATTCAAAGTTAAATTAGGAATTATTGTTGTTGCAAATGCAACTGGTTGTCCACCTGTTCCACTTCTAGTTTGTATTGTACTAGATGTATCTGCTATACCATTAATATAAATTCTTATTGCCATACTATTATTAGCTGCAGTTGTTGACATACTACCAGAACAATTTAATAAATAATTTTTTGCTCCAGGTTTGTTTAAACATCTTAATCTATTATTTAATGGCATATCAAAATTTACAGCCGTATCTAATAATGTTGTTCCAGCTGCTTTTACATATGTACCTGCAACTGCAATTGCAACTGCAGCTGGAACAGCCATATGTATTTCTCCAATCGATCTATTGAAATTTAAAATATTTTTATTATACATTTCTTTATTGTTATTTTTATTATAAAATTAGCCATTTATTCAATGATGAAACATATACTAACTTTATTCCAACATAATTTGTAGTTAATACTAAACTAGTAACTGACTGATCTATTGAAGCACCTCCAGTTGGTGTAATAGTAATATTATTAGTAAATGCTAATCCATCAGCATCTTTAATTATAAAAGTTGTTCCATCTATAGTTGTCACCCCTGGTAGTGTTAATGTATAAGCACCTAAAGAAGTTCTAACAGCACAAACATATTGATTAGTTAATGCAGTATTTGCAGATATTAAAGTAACTCTAGTTGATTGACCACTATCTAATCTTATTTGATCTTTAGATTGTTGTAAAGCTGTTAATGAAACTCCATCAGTTACTACTAAATTATGTGTTGTTGGAGATTGAAACCTATTTGAATATTCACCAGTATTATTATCAGTACATGTTAAATCATACTCAGGTACTCCACCATAAGACATTGAAAATTCTTCATAACCATCAGTTAAATTACCTGGTTCATATACATGCCTAGAAAATCCTCTAAATCCAGATCCTTCAGCAATACCAATTCTTCCAATTGTATTCATACCTCCAGTATCAAAAGAGTTAAATCTAACATCCCAACTAGAATTTACACCAATTAAACTTAAAAAATTTGTTTCTTCAACAAAATCTGTACCATTCCATCTTAAATGGGACCCTACAACAGTTCCAGTTGGTCCAGTTAATAAACTACCATTCCAATATAAAGATCCACCTACATTATAAAGTTTATCTGTTACAGGAAATGGAGGACCTAAGTCTTCAATCATTATTGCACCACCAACTTGTAATTTAGTAGCCGCATCCATTGATGCAAATCCAGAAATACCAGCAATTGATACTTTTAAACCATTTGCTAACATCCCACTATTTGGAACCCAAGCAGTACCATTCCATCTAAGTGTTTGATTTATTAAAATACCAGGTGCTAAAGGAGTACCTCCACCAGCTAAATTTACATTTACTAAAGTATATCCTCCTAAACCAGAAGCTAAAGCATTAACACCAATATAAACTGCAATTAAAGTATTTGCAGGAACAGTTGGAGCAACTGGATTAGCACTTGCAACTCCCGCTAAATAGACTATTGTATTTGAAGTAGTTAGATAAACCACATCTACTCTACTAAAGGTAGCATGTCCAGCTGTTAAAGCTATTGTACCACTTGCTGCAATTGTGTAAGGTAAAGCATTTATTTGATAAGTCCCTAAAGTATAATCTAAAAGATTTGCATTAGGAGAAGTTTGTAGACTAAAAGTTAATCCAGTCTTAATCATATTTGTAAACCAAGGAATTGGATTATCAAAAGTAGTTCCGTCAACTTTAGTCAAATGAATTAGACCTTGTTGAACTATTTCCGCATTTGTTAATGCACTTTGCAATATATTAAAATTATTGTCCCAATCGAGGCAGATAGATGCTGCTGAAGGTGTAAGTGTTAAGGGCATATTTTATATTTTTATTTTTAATTTAATGACGCACATTTTCCACAAAGACTGTCTAAAGATTCTCCATCTAAGCATAGATCGTCTAATGAATGCCCGCATAATGGATAAACACATGTAACTATCTGACTTACATAATCAGGATCTACTTCTCGTATAGGATATCTTTCTAATGCATTTATATCCATTGTAGTGTCGTTACTACCAGATTTAGAAATACCTGTTCCAAAATTCCAGGCTTGTACTTGACAACCTGAAGTTTCTCCAATACACCAAAATCTCTGATTTTTATCTTTAAAGATAATTACTAAATCTTCAACTACAACTATTTTCTCTAATTTATCTCTATAGTATTTAGAAATACCATTAAAATTAATATTTAATTTTTGGTTGTATAATCTTCTAACATCGTTAGTTTGGTCTTGTTCAAAAGTTGTCTGATCTTGTTTAGCAGCTATAATCCACCATCTAGGATTTAATTCGTTTCCAATAATCATACCATATTGATAAGGATGAGTTTCTTCATAAAACCACCACCCTAAGTTTTTCCTTTCAATAGCTAAAATATAGCTTACTCCTGGAACACTCCCACCAAAATCTTGGCATAATATTTCGTCAAATTCTAAACAACTCATAGTCCTAAAAATGTTATTTCTTCATCTACTAATCTATATAAATCTGACCAAGCTTTAGTGTAGTTTACTCCTAAAAGAGAAGTCTCTATTTCTAAAAAATATTCTCCAGCGTATTGTAAATTAACATCCCCTAAAGCTAAATTTTCATTAGGCAAAGTAACTAAGCAAAAATTAAATACAATATTATTATTAGATAGTAATGTGATATCTGGAATTATTCCTATTTTTACATAAGTATTAGTCTCAGGCTTTACTAAATTAACTCTAGTAAAAGCTTGTAAGGGCACTTTTAAATCATCGGCATTTATAAGCCACTTAACTATTGTGTATTGTTCTGAGGATATCATATTAAAGTTATATATTATTTATTTATAAAATATAAAAACCTCCATCACTCGATTAAAAATGATGGAGGTATGTAATTATATTTTAAATTACGCAGGAATCAAACCAGTACCAACTACTGCAGAATCAATAGCAAATGCTGTTCTTGGTTGAGCCTCAGCAAGTGTAATATCAGTTCCAGCAATGTCAGTTAAAACAGTACCAGATGCTTTTACTAAGTTAGTTACAAATAACGGATTAGTAAAACCATAAAGACGTCTAGCTCCAGCTCTATCTCTAACAACTGCAACAAATCCATCAGAAGATGTAAGTAATGAGTTTAAGAAATTAGCTTGTAATTGAGCAGCTGTGTCTAAGTCAGCGTCATTATAGAAGTTGCTAATGTTAAATGCAATTTCTTGTAAAACTGCATTAGAAGGGAACTGAGCTGTTTCAGTAACAACAACAGTGTCACGTCTACAAGCAACAGTATACCATTGAGCTGTTGGGTTATTAACAAGGTCAAGAGTAATAGCTGTAATAACTCCATTCAAATCTTGAGTGTAACCACTGATATAACAAGAAGGAATTATTGATATGTTTTTAAAATTACCACCTGGAACTGGATTACAGTTGTCTTCAAAGGTGTAATCATCTTCAATACAAAGTTGACAAATAGCCATTTTTATTTAATTTATTTTTAGATAAGTTTCCAATATTTTTGAACTGTCCTTAATGACAAACTACAATTATTAAATACCAGAGTTTGAGTTATTTTAATATTCAATTCAGTATTTTCTAAATTTTGTTTTACTTTTCTTAGTTCGTTCAATATATTGGTTTTAATTTCAGCATTCCTAAAATTATTTCGTTCAGAATTTGCTTTTTTTAATCTTTCAGATATAGTTTTTGGTTTTCTATTTAGGGTAATTTTACTTTTTTGTTCCTCAGTTAATTCCATACAACCACCTCCACCTTTTCTGACATTTATAACAGTGAAACCTTTCGATCTTTTTTGTTCAATCCAGTATGTTTCTCTTTCAGCAATATCAATAACATCAGTTTCTAATATTATTAATTTAGGTGTTATACCTTTTTCATATAAAGAGAAAAACCATTTTGATTTTTCATTTTTATTAGGATTAGCTATAGCATATCCAGTGTGTTTACTAAGTCTAGTTTTTGGGTTTTTACTAATACCCACATAACATGTTCCTTCAAATTCAATAGAATAAATATTCATAGTTAAAAATAATTTTACACATTATATGGATATTTTAGTAAATTGTTTTATAGACTCGGTATATTATTAAGAATAAAGTACCACAAATTCGCCATATCCATAATCAACTCCAGAACGTCCTTGTAATTTGATGTGAACCTCATCGCAAAGAGTGTTTATAGATTGATCTTTAAAAGTCAATTGAGAGAAATCATTCATGTCATCAGTAACTAAAATTACATTGTCAGAGTATGTCATAAACATAGTAGCTGCAGGTAATTTGTGTACAGGAATCAAAGAAACTCCCATATAGTTTAAAGAAATGTCAACTGCATTAGGATTCATAAATGCATTAGATGCTAAGAATTGTTGGTAAGCCAAAGCAATATCAATAGATACAGCAATTTTCAAAGGTTTTGCAGTGTTATAAAGTAATGTAGGGTTTAGGCCAACAAACATTTTATTCAACTCTCCTACAATCGCAGTTGGAGTTATATTAGCTGGTACTGAAGTAATATCAATAACTGATGCATCATTAGCCCATTTAATTAACAAACCATCGCAAAGGTCTAAGTAAGTTCCTGTTCCACCAGCTGTATTACCATTTAAGATAATGTCATCTAATTGTTCAGAAGCAGTTTTTATAATGTTTGCAGTCAAAGCAGAGATTAATTGAGTATCATCAAAGATACTTTCAGAGTTCATACCTTGAGTATAGAACATCTCTCTAGCAGTAGAAATTAAGTCTTTATGACAAACTTTACCAGTCATCATAAATTCACAAAGATCTCTAGTTCTTTGGTTTAAAGTAATATTGCCAGGAAGTACAGTTGGGCAACATTCATATGGTGCAAATTCAAAAGAGTTAGAGATATCAAAGTAAAAGTATTTACTTTTAATAGCAACTATCTGTCTAGCACCAAAAGTTTTATAAAAGGGAGTTTCAACAAAGATCTTTTGCATGATCTCATTTACGAATTTTCCCGCGTAATCAATATTAGTAGTTAATAATGCCATTTGTATTAGTTTTTATTTTTATTTTTAGACGCTTCAACATTTTTCATAACGTCTTCAAGTGAAGGGATTTTAGATTTTTCCTCTTTCACGTATTTATCATTACTCTTAGGAGCAACAATAGCAGGGTCAACTTTAGCCATTAATACAGCTAAGTCAGCTTTTAATTTAGCTACTTCAGTTTCCATAGCTAATTTTTCATTTTTTAAAACTTCTAATTCAGAAGCCATTGCAACTTTCTCAGCATCTTCAACAATAGGTTTATCTTCAATAACAGGAGCAGTTTCTTCTTTGTTCTCAATTACAGCTACAGTTTTTTCAGTAGCACCATTAATCAATGCTTTAAGTTTTTCTAATAAGGTCATATTTAAATTTTCATTTTTATTTTCGTCTTCGTGTCTAACTTCATAACCTTCAATACTGAAGCCTTTTAGTTTACCACTTTTAACATCTTCCCAAGTCTTATCATCACTGATATACTCAGATACTGCCCAAGTTCCCTTGGGATACTCTTTGCCTTTTAAAGCAAAAAGTTTATCATTCTTAGAGTCTTCTACAAACCAAGATTCTAACATAACTGAACCTTCAACTAAAGTAGAATGGTTAGAAGTAGTATTATTTGTTCTACCATTTCTATGAAAATCTAAAGCTGTTTCTTTAATAGTTTCAGCTGTATAATAAACATATCTGGCAGGTCTTGTTTTTGTCGCTTTTCTAAATATCTTTAAATCAGGGATCATAAGTGGACCAGTAACTATTCTCTTTTCTAAATCAATAGAAAATTCTAGTTCCTCTTCAACTTCATCACTAAACTGAATTACGAAATCATCCTGAATTGCAGGACTCTCTACATAACTGTTAGCTATTAATACAATTTTAGTTAGCTCCTCTAAAGGTAAGCCATTATATAAATCCATATTTTTATATATTAATTAATTTTTTTTATATTATGACAAAATGTCATATTTCTTATTGTGATTTAGATTCGTTTTAATGAGTTAAAATTTTTACCTATGTATTTATATTAAAAATTATTTTTAACTCATTAAAATCGATTATATGTATTATTATGTGAGTTTTAGAATTATACTTTTATGTCATTTTTAATTTTTCGGATTTAGTCTAAGCAATGTGTTATATTAAATTTTAATAGAATAACATCTTGCATGAAATTTTTATTACCCTAAACTTGTCTGATCTACAATTTCTATTTGTCTAACATTAGCCGCATTTATATCAATTATACTTGCAACAATTTTTCTATTAGACAAAGCCATAGCTGCTTCAATGGCCTGTGCTACTTGAGCTGAACTTACATCATCTTTAGAAGTAACTATACCACCTGACTGATATCCATTTTTAGATAAACGAGCTTTTTCAATTTCATCTATCATAGGTCTAAATCTAGGACTTCTAACAATAGGTGCAGGAATAACATATTCATTAGCATGCACACCACCCACTAAAGTGCTATCATCAGAATCTTTTGGAGTAAAACCACCATCTTTAAATTGTGGTATTGGTTGTGCTGCAATTGTAGCTACTTGAGCTGCTCCTAATGCTCCGTATAAAGCCGCCACTATAAGATTTGCTGGAGGAGGCACTGTTGCAAAAGCTTGAGTAACTGATATAGCTGTATTAATAACTGCTGTTGCAATTGCTGCAGCTTTCTGTGCTATAAATGCTTTCTTTTGTAATTCTCTCTTTTTATCTTCTAATTTTAGTTCGTCTTCAAAAGCTTTCTTTTTCTGAGCTGCAAGTTGAGCTTCTTTTAATCTTTCTTGTTCTATTGCTTTTATAATTGCTTCTTTATCAGCTAGTTTAGCATTTTGTAAATTATCTTCTAGTTCTTTTAATCTACTTGCACTATCTTGTATTTCTGCATCTAGTTCGTCTTTTCTTTCGTTGATTGCATCAATTTCTTTGTCTACATTTTCTATAGATCTTTCTATAACTGATTGTATTGCTTCATTAATTAAATCAGTTACGGCTAATAAAGTAGTACCAACTACTTGAACTATTGCCGCAGCTCTTTCCGCTGTACTATCATTTTCACCAAAAGAATTTATAGTTTCAACTAGATTACCAAATAGATCTTGAGTTTCAGCTATTATTGAATATACTGCTTTTGCATTATCACCTGCATTACCAGATATAACTTTATCTAATGCTTCAACTGTATCTCTAATAGATGCTGATATAACTTTAGAGCCTTCAATATACGAATTAATATCATCTGGAGAACCAAATATTTTAGTTAAGATATTATCATCTATCTGCTTATTTGCAACTTCAGCTAAACCTTCGGCGGTTTTAATTGCCTCATCAGTAGTTTGTTTAATTCTATCTATTTCAGCTTGGTTCTTACCCGCTTGAGCTATTTGTAATGCCTCTTGTGCACGTAATCTTTTTACTTCTAAATCTAAGAGTGCATTATTAAGTTTCTTACGTTCTTCAAAAGTAGTAGTTTCTTTTTGTAATTGTCTCTCTAAAGATGATTTTTGTAATTCTTCAATAGCAACATTTTTAACATTTTCTTCTTCAATTTCAACTACAAAACCTTTCTTTCTTTCTTTTTTCTTACCTTCTTCAATAGATTTTGCATTACTTAAAGCAGCATCTAATTCAGCTTTTAGAGCTTTCTTTAATTCAGGATTATCTCCAGCTTCTTTAAATCTCTTTTCGAACTCGACTCTAATTTTTTCATTAGCTTCTATTGATTCAGCTTCTATTATTTTTAAGTCATTTGTATAGTCTTGAACAAAATCTCCAGTAGCCTCATTTAACTTTCTAGTTATTTCCTCTAATTGTAAGATAGCCGTATTTCTTTCTGATTCTAAAAGTAAAGCATTTATCTGTTCTTGTAATTTTACATTTTTCCTAAGTGTCTCATTCTTAATCTCTTGTTGTTTAACTGATTGTTGAATAGCTGGAATTTCTTTATTTAGTATAGCTGTTGCAAGTTCATCTTCAGCTTGTTGTTCTTCTAATTGAATAATTAAAAACTGACTAGCTATATCATTTTTAACCTCAAGGTCTTTTATAATTCCTTCTCTAGTAATATTTCTAGCTTCAAGTGCTTGATTTCTTTCTTCTCTTATAAGTTCTATATTTCTACTACGCAATTTATCTTCTTCTAAAAATACTGCTCTATTTCTTTCAGATTGAGTTATAGCTCCTTTAGCAAGTTCATTATCTAAATCATCAACTGCACTTTGATATTCTATTAATGCTGCTTGTCTTTTAGAATTAATAGAAGTTTCAGTTGATAATTGTTCTAATGCTTGGTCTTGTCTAGCTTTATCTCTTGCTCTGTCATCATCTAATGATTTATTTTCAGCATCTTTTCTCTTTTTAAGTTCATCAGCTTTTAACTTAGTGATTTTTTCTTCAGATATTTTAATTGCATTTTCTTTTTCTTGTAATGCTTTTATTGTATCGGCATTTTCTCCAAATATATCTCTTCTTAATCTTGCAAACCCTTGACTTCTAGCTTCTTGAATTTCTGCTAATTGTTTCTTCTCTATGTCTAATGCAGCTTGTTTAATATCAATATTTTCAGCTATTATTTTAGACTCTTCAATTATTGCTTCAACCTCAGCTTGACTTACTGATATACCATTTAATATTTTTCTATTTTTAATTAATTCAGCAGTAGATAACTTTAAGTTAATAATTGCATCATTTGTTTCTTCTAATCTTTTAGCCTCTTTTGCTTGTAAGTCTATGGTTTCAGTAACCGATTTTGAAAATGCAAAATAAGCAGCCGTAAGTGTACCAGCAACAACAGCAGCACCAGCAGCTAATGGATTTAGTATAGCCCATGCAGCTATCTGAGCATACAAACTACTTGTTTGAACATTTTGAGCTGTTGTATTTACTTCAGTTACACCCGTATTAACTGTAGTTGCCTCAGTACTAGCTACAGTAGCTGCTGTATCTAAGGCAGTCAGAGCAGTATTTTTTAATGTTGCCAAGGCTCTTGCCTCTTGTACTAAAATAACTCCTTGAGTAACAGCTTGATAAGTTTTTTCAACAGTACCAACAAATGCAAATATCTGGGCTAATTTAGCCGTAACCAAAGATGCTTCATCAACTGATGATGTGTACAATGCAATTAATCCTGTTATTTGTATAACTGATTCAGCTGTGTTTTTTGCAAAATCAGCTATTTGTAAAAAAGATTCAGTTGATGTTTTTTTAATAGAATTAAATCCAGCTTCTAATTCATCTAGTTTTGTTTTAGCTACAGCAAAGTCTTCAGTACCAAATTGAAGTGAACCTAATTCCTCATCTAAAATTTTAATTTGTTCTTGTAATTGATTTATGCTTTTTATACCTTGAGTTGCATCTATTTTTAACTGCAAGGTTTTTGAAATTTGTTTAGCCATTTAACTAATTTATTTTATTTTTTAAAACAAAATTTGATTTATTTTGTATATTATTTTTATATATTATAATCTATGAAAATTTACAAAATCACAAAGCCCTCAGATCCAATGACCGTGTATATTGGTAAGACTACTTTAAGTCTTAAAAGAAGACTGCAATGTCATAAAGCAGCTTGTAAAATAAAATCAAATATACAAGTGTATCAATGGTTAGATGATACCTGTAGTATAGAATTAATCGAAGACTGTATTAACTCTATTAGAGAACTAGAAGTAATTCAAGAGTACACTACTAATGGCTTCACTGTTATGAATACAAATTTAGGTGAAAAAATATTAGACCCAAAATCTTATAATAAAGCTAAAAATACTAAGAAGCATTCCGATTATCATAATTGGCACAGTGGTATTTGCCAGAAAGCTAAAAGAGAAGGCTTGACCAGTAAAGAATACAGAGAAAAATATAACATCCCCGACTATACTGGTCCTAAAACCATTTAATCTACTTCTTTTTGAAAAGCTCAACTCTTGTTCTAGTTTGCTCTATTGGACTAAACTGCCATATTCTATTAATATAGTAAGTATCACTACCTATTGTAATAGGCTTTCTTAAATCAATTGAATTTATGTCAGTTGATAATAGCCAAACAGGCAAATCTATTTTAGTGTTGTTTGTAACTGTCTGCAACCACTTACGCCAAATAATGTTATATTGAAAAGATACATTTGTAGCCATTGGTAGAATTTTGTACTTTATATCAGGATCTCCTGGTGATTGAGGTGGGGTAGTATCTAAAAATACATCCTCTATATAAGTATAACCTGTATAAACAACATCTGGAGGTGGAGGTGGACCAGGTACTACTAAAGTTTCTATACCTCCTTTGAAATACTTCAATCCTAAATATTTCAATAATCTGACATTAAAATCATAGCTAAAAGCAGTATCTCCTATTTGTAATTCAAACACAGTAGCCCTATAAACATCTGCATCACTCATAGTTGGTACTATAAGTAGTTCAGTATCATCATATTGTAAATTATCTGGGAATAGGTATCCACCAAAAGCACTAGAATGTTGATAAGACTTTACATCAGTTGCACTAAATAATATTTCTATATTTTTAATATTTGTAAAATTACCTGAATCATTCTCAACTGTAATTATTGGTTGTTGAATCATATTAGTATTTACATCATTACTATCAGTGACTTCATAAAAATTTACTTTTTTAAAAGTATTTAAAGGAGTTAATACAATATTTGGGTCATCCACAGAACACTTTTCAGTCCAATCTTCAGATACACCACTTGGTAAAAAGTTATTGTCAAAATCATTTATATGAATAGTATCTGTAAAATTATCAGGATATAGGAACAAATTAAAAGAGTTCATTACTGATCTTAAAAAGTCATCTTGAGCTATGTCTGGTAAAAATTTAGCAGGATTAAGTAATGTATCAAATGGATGTTCTTTACCAGATTCATCCGTATAACTTATTGGATAACACATTTGTGAAGAAACGCTTGGTGTAGGTCCTCCAGCATATCTTAAGGAAAATCCTGGTTGAGCTAGTCCTGGTGAAGTATAGTCTTCTGCATTCCCCGCTACAAACATAAGTTCTAAAGTTTCTCCGGCTTTAACATTTACATCAAATAAAATATCAATACCTATATTAACACTTTCTAAAACATTCCAATACCCGGTTGTTGTATCATAAGCCTGGACATAACATACTTGATCATCTGGAAAAATATAAGTTCCTTGATCTTCAATTAAATTACCATCAGAAGTTATGTATCTACCAACAGTTCCAGTATAGTCTATAAAAGGAGCTCCATTTACTCCAGTGAAGTTATTATCAGTTCTCTTAACAACTATGAAGAAAAATCTATCATTAGTTCTTGGTGGTTTACCAATACCTAAAGGTACATCTCTATTCCAATCCTCTGGAATAAGATTAAATGTAAAAGCTCCAAAGTCTTTTAAGTAATAACTAAATCTATACTTACCATCTACAACACATTTAAAAGTTTCATGTGACGGAGTATTTAATATTGCAAAATCATCAAAAAAAGTCTGATCGTATAAATATTTTTCATTAGCCGTTACAATTGCTGGTGTTGGTCCAGTTCTTGAATTAAGTGGATCTACTTCTAATATTCTTGATGTATTAATTCTACAAAATTGAAGTTTATGTCCAGCTCTTGTTATAGTAAAAGTATTAGCTCCAAAATTAAAGTATTGTAAATTATACCCTGAACCTAGTTGAGCTTCTGGCTGTGCTTGAATATGTTGGTACTCAACAGCTAATCTAGCTAAAATTCCCCAATTCCATGGAGCATCTTCAGATGATGTAAAAGGTATGATTAAATTTTTAAAACTTTCATCACTAAAAAAATTACCTGCAACATTTTTACCATACTGATTAAACATTCCTGCCACAAGACGCCCTAAGTAAGGCGCTGGAAATAATGAAATATTAGTTAGTCCTTGTCTTATGTTATTGTAGAAAAAATAACCATCTTGTATTGCGGAGTCTCTTGCTGGAAATAAAGCATTACCATTTTGTGTTTTTATTGTTGTAAAAATTATAGGATTATCTGCATCCCCGTAAGGTTGATTTAAGGTAAAAAAAGTTAAACCATAAATCCCAACATAACCAGGTGTTCCAAAATCTTGAGAAATAATATTTATAGGTACTGTAACTGATGGGTTACTTAATAAAAATATATTTGGATAAATAGAAGATATTTCATCTCCAACTTTTAATTCAACTGAAGTATATAATACAACTAATTGATAGTTAGAGTTTAATGGATTATCCCTAATATAACCTAGAATATATGGATATTTAAAATTGCCATAAGACACCAAAGGCATTGCGAAATCATACTCTCCAGATAACTCATCTTTACCTAAATCTCCTATAGAAGTAGATTCAAAAATATCATAATGACCTTCTGTTTCATCCCACCAATATGGTTTAAAAGAGTAAATTCCATCAACTGGTATTGCATTACCTGTATCTTGACTTAATAAATAAGTTCCTTGTCCACCATTATAAACATCATCTTGATTGTTAGTTATGATTGGGAAAAATCCAGGTACTTGACCTGAATAATTTGGTCTAGTCAATTGTTTAACAATTCTAGTATTAGGAGGTATACCAGGACCTGTTACTATATCCCCATCTAATATTACACCAAATTGTGTAAAAGTAGTATAGTTTCCTCTTTTATCAATTGTTAAAATATTATCAACAACTGTCCCACTTGCTTGTACTGAAAGATCCCAGTTTATTGGAGCTTGAATTGATTTATTTCCACTAAAATAAATTGATCTTAAATCAACATCTCTTATTGAATTATTTTTCATTTTACCCATCCAATTAATGCCCTTTGAAACTAAAGTACATTCAAAGCCATTTTTAGTTATTTGTTTAACTTGTAAATTACCCTCAATTAAAGTATCTCCATCTAAAGTTATTACTGTAGGTAGTAGCCTTAAATCATAAAAAGACTTATTAGTTTGAAGCATATCTATGTAAGAGAATATCTTCCTATTATTTTGAGTTATTGGGAAATTTATGTTTATAGCATAATCTCCCGAAACTTGTGTTATATTTTCAGCATTAAATAATTGCTTAGTAACTCTAGGTGCTAAGTCTTCTTGCGAATAAAAATCCGCAACTTCTTGATTTATTGTTATTTGTACGTTTCTCATTTTTAATAGGAAGTGTTTTCTGGTATACTATATTCTATAACTATTTCAACATTAAATAATTTAGCTACATTATCTATTTTATATGAATTGTCAACAATATTGATGGCTTCATAGTTTGTAAAATTTATTGGTAGTAAACTCCCACTACCAAAGTATAAGTCTAATCTATATTTATTCAACCACCATACATAAGGTGTTTTTAATAATGATTCTATAAAAGGCATCTGATCCATTTGTAACCAACCAGTATTTAATATAAACTGTCTTTTAGGTACTTTAGTAATTGCCTGTTTAACATGTGAGTGTCTTTCATAAAGTTGATTTTTAAAAGATTTAGTTAAATAATCTGCTTCATAGTCAAGTTCCATTGAAGTTATTCCTTCAAATTCAAATGATTCAATAGTGCCCTCCGTTCCAGTCCACCATATTTTTCTATATTTATCACATTCATAATTTAAATCTAATTGATAATAAACAGGTTCAGTTAAATCCTCCCATGTAATATTATCACGACTGATTTGTATAGTATGATACCAATGTAGAACTCTTAAATTAGCTGCAGCTTCTACATTATCTAATTGTATTAGTGAATTTTGTACATTGGTCTCGTATAAATCATTTTTAGATAACTGCGTAGTTAAATGTGAAATACTAGTAGCTGTTCCACCATTTATAAATGTCCATTCTGTAAACAGTCTTAAATCAAAAGTATTAGAGAATGCTCTATCATTATGAACATAAACTGATAAATATTCTGGTTCATCAATTCTCCTACGTAATTTGTAAACTCTTTCTATCTGAGTCTGATCTACTAATTTACCTCTTATAAAGTCTTGTGAAACTTTAACTGGCTGATAAGTATTAGATAAATGTGTAACCTGATTAGAATTAACACTTAGCCATCTTTCTGGATGATCATTAAATAAAACTAAAAGTCCTAGATTATACATACCATTTCCAGCCCATCTTATTTCAGTGTTGTCAATATAGATTTTAGTCCATTCAGTTACTGTTATATTCCAAGGGTCCTGTTCTTGAGGTCCTGTCAATTCTATAACATTAAAAGTAGTACCAGGGGCAACTGTTATAGTTGGATTAACTATATAAACCCCAACGCCTCCAGGAATACCTGATATTTGTGATTGCACTGCTGTTCCTTGAGGATTACCTGATGAAACTATAAATTGTCCTGTTTGTAAAATTCCAGGTGTTGCGGCTGTTACAGTTAACTCCCAAAATAAACCATTAAAAGCTATACCCCCTTCTATTTGTCCTAATGTTGGTCCACCAAAACCTCCTTGAAACATTTCACCCCAACGTAAGAAGTATCCTTGTATAGGATGTTTAGTTACATTTGGGTCAAAAAATATTTGTTGGTCAGAATAAGCTTGAAAAAATGGATTAGGCGTTTGTGGATATAATGATATGTCTTTAGTTAAATTAAAGAATTTAGATACATCAAATGAAAACACATTAGATGGATTCCAAACCTGTTCTAAAGTTGTAACTAACCTTTTTTGAGCTGTTGCAAATTCTGGAAATGCATCACTACCTACAGTTAGCCATTCTAAGTCTATTTCCCATATTTCAAGGAACATTTTATAGCCATAATTTTGATATCTCATACCTCTATTATTGTCAAAAGAAGCTATGTTATAATCAAAGTTAGTTGGCCCTCCAGTTGAAGAGCTATATTTAATAGTTGTTCCTAAATTAAAATTATATTGAGTACCAGGAAATAAAGCTTTTATTATAACAGATGTAGGACTTGTTGGAGTTGAATAAGCTACAAATCTCCAGTTTAAGTTTGTATTCTCATTTATTAAGTTAATTATTGATTGAACTCTATCTAATATATTATAAGAAGGTCCAAAAAATTCATGGTCTGTTAGTGATATAGGCCAAGGTCCGTTATTTTGTGTAAATACTTCCCCAAATACTTCAAATTCAGTTATATTAGGTGTACTAAATAGATTTATACTTATTTCAGCAAATATTGTATTACTTATATACCCAGAACAAGTAGTATCATCTGACTTAAACTGAAATACACAAGGAGTTTCAACAGGGTCTAGAGAATTTAATAATTCCCAAGTTACTCCTTGAAATAATATACCATCACATGGAGGTGTATTATTATTTGTTATAAATTGATTTCTATCGGGGCTTAAATCTACTATCCCAGGTGTAGGTTGTGAATAGTAAACAGTTCTCGATGTAAATGGTGATGCAACTCGATATATGTTTGGCATTAAGAATTATATATTTTTTTATTATATATTTAATATTTGGATTAATTCGTCTTCTAAAAAATCTTCTAAAGCAATTACAAATGGATCTGATTCTAATAACTCGTCAGCAGATCTTTCTATAAAAGGTTTTGCTTTTATCCCCCATCTACCTATACTTCTTGCAATTGCATAAGCTACTGCATTTATTCTACCACCTCTAAGTGGTATTTTCTTCTTTTTAATCCAAGCAACTATAACATATACTGGAGGAGCTTTTACACCAGGTTTTCTACCTTTTTCTACATAAATTGCGTAGTTCGGCATAAATACTTCAACAGTGTCTCCTACAGGAATAGCTTTGATATTTTTAATTAAATCACTTGTAGATAAATCAGGATCTATAGTAAGTAAATTTCTAATTAAAGTTTCTTGGATTAATTCAGCTATTAACTCGTTTAGTTTTTGACCCGGCATAATCTGGTATGTTATATTTTTCTCTATATTCTTTGCTTGTTAACCCCTCTTTCTTCGCTTTCCTACAAATAGTACTTGCCCAAACATGGTATTCAGTATTCCTAATTGACCTTTGTTTTTCACTCATGTTTAACAACTAGGGTTAAATTGTATGATATCAGTACATAAACTAATAGGTATGAAAACTTGTAGTTCTGCTCTAATATAATAACATCTATCTAAACCACCTTCTTGGTCATGTAGAAAATTAGTCATTGTACAAGCTAGATTTAAATCATCAAAAGTATTAGTTACTTGCTGACACCAAATTAACATGGAGTTATTTAAAGTACTATGTATTTCTAAAGCATTTTCTAACCCTTCTATAGATCTATCTGAAAATATAACTGGGACTATATATGTGATTCCTAAACTATCATAAGACGAAAACTGAGGGCGTATTGCAAAAACATTTGGATAAACTATTTCTTGGCTCCTAGTCCATTCAGATTCTACCCCTGTTGAAAATGATTTAAATATTAATGATAAAGCTGTGGTAGTAGCTTCCATTTCGTTTATAATTCCTTTAATTGTCATATTGTTAATACAATTTACTTTATATATAATATTAATGGCAAATAAGAGTAAAAAAAATACAGTTAGTGAACATTGTGAAAATGAGGCTTTAAAAAAACTGTTCCAGAATAAAGTAATATACGACAAAATTCCAACCTCACCACTAAGGTATAATCCAGATGATGAAAATTATGGAATAGTGGAGTTGGAAGAAGGTATAATTACTTTTGCACCCCCTTTTATAACTGAGGAGGGTAAAAAAAGATGCAGGAAAGAAGAATTACCTGGATTATCAAAAAGAGATATAAGAGATGACGCAATCATGAAGAAAAACTTAAACAAAAGAAATACCCAACCACTAATAGATTGGGAATTGATGAAAGATCAGATAGGTAAGGGTATGACCCTTGAAATAGTCGCTAAAACCCACGGCTACTCACTCGATCAGATTAAAAAAAGATGTAGGAAAGAATTACGCCTTCAATTCAATGACTTTGTAGTATTGAGTGAAGAAGCGAGTAAGACTATTCTAAAAAATGCCATGTGGGATAAGGCAATCCAAGAAGGTAATGTAGCTATGCAAATATGGCTAAGTAAAAATATCCTTGGATATAGTGACAAAGTTGAACAAAAAGTAGACATTCAACAATGGAATGTCGAGTTTGGGGGTATGTCCAATGAAAAACCCATTGACATTACTCCTATAGATGATGAAAAAAATGTTTAAACATTTTTATATTTTTTTAATATAATTATTATGATTAAAATTTATAAATTGACAAAAACATCTAATCCTATGACTGTATATATAGGACAAACCGAGCAAACTCTTAATAGTAGACTGTGTTTGCATGCTCGTACAGCCAAGTATAAGCCACATATAAAGTTATCTCAGTGGTTTGATAATACTTGTCAAATAGTATGGATTCAGGATTTTATTGGGGATGAAATATCTGCTAACATTAGGGAAATGGAAATAGTTCATGAATATATTGCAAATGGCTACGAGGTAGTGAATACAAAATTAGGGGAGTATATTTTAGACCCAGTAGGTTGTCGTAAGAAACTAGGCAAAAAACACAATCCTATTACGAATGCTAATAAAAATTCAGATTATAATAATTGGTGCTCTAGGATTTGTAGAGATGCTAAGAAAGAAGGACTAAATAGTAAAAAAAATAGAGAAAAATATAACATACCTGATTACTCAGGGCAAAAAAAAAAAAATAGATAACTTATGCAAAAATATACAATTAACGAATTAATCGATGAAATGCATCGTTTGGGTCACACAGTTTTTGATAAAGGTGACTATAATATTAATACCACTGCTGTGCGTTCTAACCAAAATTTTGATGGAAATTCAGTCAAAAATTTATTTTTAGATAAATTATTTATTTTTTATAAAATAAAAGGGGAATGGATAATTAGAGACTACGATGTTACAACAGTTCCTGGATTAATTTATTTTAATCAACCATATAACCCTTCTTACGGAACGGCTATTTTAGTGCCAGGCCAGTATAGAGGTTGTTATCAATTAGGCTATCACTATAGTTACCCTGCATTAGTACAGGTTGGTATGGTAAGTTGCTATAGAGATACTGATAGGGACAGTATTATTGATATGGAGCCTAATTCAGTACAGTCTGGTTATTATGGCATAAATATTCATTATGCTATGGATAATGTACAGACTATTGATAATTTCTCTGCAGGTTGTACTGTGCTTAAACATGGACCTGTTAGTAATACTTACAAGCAGTTTCTTTGGAATTATCAAAATAGTATAGCTAATGGCTATAAAAACCTTTTTACATATACCTTGATAAATGAATTTTAATTATGCTTAATAAAAAATCTGATATAACTCTGTTCACACCACACGAAGGACAGAAAAGAATAATACAAAATGTATTTGACCCAAAAATTAACTATGTTACGGCTGCATGTGGTCGCCGTTTTGGGAAAAGTATTTGTAATATCAATGTTGCCACTAAATGGGGCCTTGATAAAAACGAACAAAATATAGTAATAGTAAACCCTTCAGCCGATCAGAAAAATGAGATGTTCTCTGAATTTGATAGAGTATTCTTTAAAGCTCCGTTTATTAAGAGCATTAATAGAAGTGAAAATGATGTACTATTTCAAAATGGTAGTCAAATAAAATTTAGAATTGGTTCGTTTCCGGCTGCTGAAAATCTACGTGGTAAGAGAAATGACCTTGTAATTATAGATGAAGCTCCTTTAATGCGTAAAGACCTATGGGATAGTATTTTAAGTCATACTTTGGCTACAAGTAAGAACCCAACCGCGCTTTTTACAAGTACACCAAGGGGGAGAGACTGGTTTTATACAAATTACGTAAATGGAACTGACCCTATGTTAAAAAATTGGGCGTCAGTACATGCTCCTAGTAGCGCTAACCCTCTTGTAAATAGAGACTTCCTTGATGATATGAAGAGGACTCTTAGTGATAAAATCTATAGACAAGAGATTTTAGCTGAGTTTTTGGATGATAATGGAGGATTATTTGAGAATATTTACTCAAATACTCATGGGGGGTTGTTTTTTCCAACAAATCAAGACTACTATGCTGGAATTGATGTTGGGTTCATAAAAGATCACACAGTTGTTACTGTTTTTGATGAAGCAGGTAATATGGTTGATATTTTACGATTTAATGAAGTTGAAATGCGAGATAGTGTCAAAAGAATAGCTAAATTCTTGAAAAAATGGCGAGATCCGTTTACACAAATAGAAACTAACACTTATCAAGGAATGTTAGAGATGCTAGTCGAAGAAGGAGTTGAAAATATTAAAGGGTTCAATACAAATGTAAAAACTAAAAAAGAAATTATTGAAGATCTAGTTTGTGCCTTTCAAGAGAGAACTATTAAGATTCCTAATGAAGAATACCTTCTTAATGAATTTGCACAGTTCGAATACACTTATAATCCTAAAACAAGACATATATCTTATGGAGCCCCTCAAGGAGGTCATGATGATATTGTTATTAGTACTGCGATTGCCTGGAATTGTCGTAAATGGCATTTAACTCATAATTTTGATTTCCATTTTGCTGGAAGAGCTTAGAATATAAAATCAAATTAAACAAGAAAGTAAATTAAATTTTGTGTTTGCAGGTAGAAGTTAAAAATTTTTATTTAAAATATATTTTTTATTTTAAAATTATTTTATTATATTTAAATATCGAAAATTAAATCGATTATAAAAAAATGTTTAGTAAAAAAAGACTTAAAATTGTAAGTGACACATTTACAGTATTTCCAAAAAGAGTATTAATTCAATATCTACAATGGAGAGATGGTATAGATGAAGAAGGAAATTATTTTTTTAATGAAAATGATAATGCAGAAAGTTGTTTTAATAGATTTGCAGTTATTGCAGATATTGAAGGTGCAGAACTAAAAGAATTTAAAGAATGTTTAAATGATTTAAAAGATTCTATTATATCATTTATGATAATTCCTGAAAATTATTTCACTATTTAGTTTTATAATACCATTGATTTTTTTTTTTTAGTTTCATATACTGAGGTTGTCAAGTTCGTGGCGTAATTGTCCTTTGTTAATTTAGTTCATTTTAACCCCAATAATATATGGTAAATGTAGTAGTAATTACCATACAAAACAACCCCTTCCTTAATCAAGATTTAGTCGATCTTTTGACTCAATCGCCGAATGATTTGCAATTAATACAAGCAATGTTCGATGGAGATATGCGTCACCTATGCAGGTGTGTATGGAAATACCT